GCGCCACGGCGCGCTCGACCTCCAGCGCGATTGTCGGCGCCAGATCTTCGACTGTAACGCTGGCCCCATCTTTTGGCTTGGGAAGCGCAGCGATTATCTCCTTTGCCGCTTCTTCGGCCTTCTGCGCGATCAGCGCTTCCACCGGATCCATATCCAGTTCTACAGGCGGCAATGCCGCTACGGCGCGTTCGACCTCGGCGACGATGACCGGTGCAAGATCCTCCACCGTGACGCTCTTGCCATCTTGAGGGGTGGGGATCGCCTTCACCGCTGCCGCGACGGCCTCAGAGATTTGCCGGCCTATGACTTCCATGTCAGGCTCGATCGGGGCAGGAGCCTCGACCGCCGGTAGTGCGGCGATGGCCTTTTGAACCTCGCCCACGATTAGCGGGGCGACCTCGTCTATCGTCACGCTCTTGCCATCCTGGGGCGGCGGTAGCGCGCCGACGTGACCAGAAACTTCCTCAACGACCATTGCACGCACCACGACCATGTCAGGCGCCAACGGGGCAGGCGCTTCTGGCAGCGGACGCGCTGCAATTTCAGCAATCTGCGCCTTCAATTCGGCGTTTTCGGCGACAATCGGCGCGATTTGGCGGTCTACATAGGCCTTTACGATACCGACCATCTCTTCGCCAAAGGCCTTGCCGTCGAACATCAGGCTAGACCTTTCATCACGGCATACAGAGCCTTAGCGGCCTGCGCCTCTGCCTCCGCATTGTCATTCGCTGCAACTTCCGCTGGTGTCGGCGCTGCCGGAGGTGCCGAGCCGGTGGTTGCGAAGGGATCCTCGCGGGCGTCCCTCTTCGAGAGCGCTTCCAAGCTAAAGTTTTGCTGTTGAGCCATGGGCGACGCGCCACCAGGCACCGGTTTTAAGTCGACCTTCTTTCGAGCCTCGTTCGGCGCCATGACAGAGGCGCCGACCGCTTCCTTAAGGACACTCATCTGCGTTACGCCGTCCATGCGCAGCAGGTTCTCGATATCGAACTCTGTTCCCAGCTTGTCGCCGGTCTCGAGCCCTTCATCCAGACACAGTTCGATGGCCTCAATCAGCACCTGAAGGCACTGCGAATAATATTCGATATTCAATGCCTGGACGTTATTGAACGCCGGCATTTCCCCGATTCCGATCTTGTAAGGCGGAACGTGATAGGTGGAGCAGACAACCTCCGCCGACCATTTCAGCTGCTCGATCAGCTGGGCGTCCACGGCCTTGGTCGCGAGGGGCTCATACTTCAGATTATCGCCCAAAACGGCGACTTTTCCGACATTATCGCCGGAATAATTGGTCTCCCAATGCGTTTTCAGGCGGGTTGCCGTCTCATCCGAGATGGCGCCTGGTGCCGTGAGGATGCCTCCCGGCTGCGAATTATTGCCGAAGAACTTTGTTGAGTTGCTCTGGATGGCCAGGCCCTGCGTCGCGGCGAGACCATTGGCGAAAATTGGCGAGAGGCCGACGAGCGGGTGAAACAGGCAATTGAACCGATCGTGAATAATTTCCGATGCCGGAACGGTCACCGGACCTTCGATATTGGACAAATAATCGGTATTTACATCGTAATATATGGACCCGTCAGTGGCCACTAGCGGCTTTACGCGGTTCGGATCCAGCACATATAACGCAATCACTTGCTTTTGGGCGTTACGTTCTTTGAGGACGTAGACATTGCCGGATTGCAACTTGCTGAGGACCCAAGACTCATAAAACTGGATGCGGTTCTGGAAGCGGTTCGGCTTTGTCAGGACCGGCGTGTATTTTGGGTTCGTCGTCTCGGACCAGATGCCGTCAGCATCCTGCTCGACCAACTTTACCCGCAATTTCGCGATATCTGAGGCGGTCAAGGTTTGGCATGAAAAGACGGCATGAAAGGAAAGGACGCTATCCTTCCGGATTTCGATGTTCTTCTGCCATGCGCCGGTGAAGCTTTCCTTGATCAGTCCCCACCATCCGCGATTGCCGTCAACCGGCGACACTGCGGCATTGAATGCCTTCTGTTGCGGTGCCAGGGCACGGGCGAGCACCTGAAGCATCTTATCCGCCATCAGGTGTCAGCCCCCGCCGAAGGATGAAGGCCGCCGCGCAAAAACCAACACCGGCGGCAATCATTCCCCACGCGATGCCAAGAAGCATCGATATTCCCGTCACGATGAGCCCCACGCCGAGAAAAGCGGCAATGAGGACGAGCGTAAGGGCGGACACAATCAGTAAAGCGCCACGATGCCCGTGGCGGTGGTTCCACTCGACCGCACAGCGCGTACCTGAATGGCCAGCATAGTTCCCGCAGGGACAGCCGTCAGGGGGACTGGATCAGTGTCGCCCCGCGCAACCAGGTTCAAATTGCCTGCGCCCCCGACCCAGATCGCCCTGCACGGCCCATCGGGAAGGTCATCGGTGGCATGCGGCGTGATGGCGCGGAGGTTCGCAGCTGGCCCGGATCCACCGCGAGGCCCTAGGTCTTTCAGAGCCACGATCAGTCCTCCGCCCGCATATCGCGACGCTTATAGGTGCCACCTCTGCCGGAATTCGCCGATCCAGAGCGATGCTCTTCGATCTTCTCGCGCAGGCGAGCGTCGCCCCAGCGACCATCGACTTCGATGCCCAGGGATTCAGCTTCGGCGCGGAGAGCTTCAAGCGTCTCGCTCGAATCCTCGATCTTGCCAAGAGCCTTCATAATCTTGAGGTCGCGAGCGCGTTTTGGCTCAAAAGTATCGCCGACCTGCAGCCGTTCGCCACCATATGGGAACGACTTTTTGACGGTATAGGCCATAGCGATCTCCTAAAATGGAAAGGGCGGACCCTGCGGCCCGCCCAATCTCTTCTTACTTGTAGGCGGTGCCAGTGATGTACTGGACGGCGCCAGCACGACGCTTGCCCCAGTTGATGTAGCGCTCTGCACGAATGCCGATCATGTTCATCTGCCAGAGCGAGACGAACACAGTCGAAGCCGTGGGAGGATCCGTCGGGGCGCTTTCCATCTGCAGCGAAGCCTCGCTGCTGACATCGAGCATCGTCTGACCTTCGTCCGCGAGAAGGATCTCGCTCGCCTTGGCCAAGATGATGCGCGAACCCGCCGGGATCGCCGGAGGACCGGTGACCGCCGCCTGCGCCGGAATGTTCTCGGAGATGATGACCGGGAGACCGAGCAGCGTGCCAGTTCCAGTAATCGACATGCCAGGGAATTCGGCCTGCCCGAGAGCATTGAGCATGAGGGCCAGGCCGAGAGCCTGGGTTTCCGTCATGATCCAGACTGCGCCCGCCAGCGACATGTTGGCAGCGATGAATGCTGCCATCAGCGCCTGCGCATCGGCGCGGAATGCATCTGCATCCGTTCCAGAGGCGGTGACAGCAGTGACGCCGTTGGTGATGGAAGCCGGAGAAACGCCTGCAGAAGCCGCAACAGTCGGATCGACAAACTGCCGATCGAGGAACTGCGCGGTCTGGTCGATCAGATCCTGGCGAACAACCCCTTCGGCAGCGGGTGAAGACGAGCGGGCGAGTTCGTCAGTGATGACGACGATGCCGGCGGTCTTGGCCATGCCAAGCGAGATCTGGTCAAATGCCAGAGCGCTGACCGGCTTCGGCTTGCCTTCGCCGACCCAGCCAACCGTCGATCCACCGGTTTGACGGGGAATCTTGATGTTGAAAGGCACGGTGCGAAGCCCCGGGATGCGGCCGATGATCGTGGCAGGGCGCAACAGTTCAGCGAACTCCGACACCATGTTGGTATATTCGACCAGCGGCTTAGCCCAGTTGGTGTCCGTCGTGGTGCCGGCAGCGACCGCTGCCTTCAACACGGTTTCAACCTCAGGCGAGCTGTCTGCCCACTGCTTCGAAATCTCAGCAGCCTGCATCAGGTTGCCCTTAGAGCGACCGAGAGCCATGGCATAGCGCGTGAACGCCGTGCCCTTCGGCAAATTGGTGCCTTTCACCTCGATCCGATGTCCGCCGCGCGATGCGCTGCCTTCTTCGCTGTTGCCGCCGGCTGCCGGCGCAGCGCCGGTTGCGAGGGACTTCTGCAGCGCTTTCAGGCGTTTGATATGAGCGTCGATGGATTCGATGTCGGCGGTAAGGCCATCATACTCTTCCATTTCGGCGGCATCGAGGGTCGTTCCCTCGCCGGCGGCCTTGCTCATGATTTCAGTCATGCGCGCCTGAGACGAAGTTCGCTTCGCCTCAAACGCTGCAATCTGTGCAGCGATATCCATGTGAAAAATCCATCAAAGGGAGGGGCGACGCCTCGCGACGTGTCCCTGCGTTGGGCTTACTTCGCCGATTCAATCCGTTTGATTGAGTTGATAACGAAGGGTTTCGCCCGATCGCGGGCAGGGTTATCCTGCAGCTTGACCACGCGGACCGATTTGCCTGTCGCGGCATCGGATGCGGGCTTCTGCGGAATTTCAGGTTCGGGGACACCGGCCTCTTTGCGTGCGGCGGCGTCGAGGGACTTCACGGCGCTGATGAGAGCGCCGCTGTTTGCGGGAATCGTGACAGCAGAAAGCTCAAAAACCTCAGTTTCTGAGTATTTTATGCCACCATTTTCCATAAAAGCATATTCTATGGCGCGGAATCCGATGCTGACGGCACGGACAAGTCCCAACTTGATCGATTGCCACGCCTCGTCCAGGCGATCCTTTAAGGTGCCCGGCTCATCAGTGGTCGCGATCTCAGCTTCGAAGGGAATGCCATCTTTCGTCGGCGTTCCGAACTTCACTGAGCCGATCGGTTGATCGTGCCGAT